ACGTGGTACACGTTGGTTCCGCGCCTACCCCGCTCTAGTATTACCGGGGTAGGCTATGGAACCGGAACCATCCGGTTCTTATTTATAGCCGTTGTCGGGGGCGCATGGGGGTGTCCCTCATGGTACCCTTACAGAACTTGGACTTTGAGGACGAATTGGAACCCACTTCTCCAAGTTATGTTTGTTTTTCTGCGATTACTGCGTTTTTACAGGCACTGTTAGTTCCGCGACGTATTAGGAGTGGTCGCAGTTCTAGTAGCAGTGTTAATAGTAGTGTGTCTCCTCACTCTGTTAAGTCTGACAAATAGATATGCAAGCCTCTTTGCGGTATGTGTTGGGGCCTGAGACAGGGGTATATATGCAATACCATGTTGCCGTCAGGGTAGGTCAACATATTCAGGATATGATCCATGGAGAGATCATCAAGGAGTTGAATGGACGTAAGGTGACTGGTCGAAATGTTGGCCGAACACAAGACTATCCTAAGTTAATTGAACTTTGCAAAGAATTTGTGCTGCATTGTCAGAGCAGGTTTGTTTCAATGTTGGGTTATGAACGCAGCAGATGGATGGATGCCAGGATTGATCCGTCAGGTCGTTGGCATCCACCTCGTGCTGGTAGCAAGCACCCATTTCCCTACATAGTTTGTGATTGTCACAAGCAATTTCCAACATTGAATATTGTGATGAAGGAGGGAGTGCCTCCTCAAACAATAGGGTTATTCGCAGATGAATTGAAAGCTGTATTTGAAACGTTGACTGTTGATAAATCAGGCAACAGCCGTGAGAAAATGTCGCTGTTTAGCATACATGCTACTGTTGAAGCCTATCATGACAAAATGAATTCTATTAAAGACAGGTACATGATACATTTTAGGGATAGTTACAAGTTTCATAGGGAAATTGGGTTGACCGGAATTCAGAAATTTCGCAAATCGTTTAAGAAGAAAAATTTTGACGAAATGTGATTTATTTATTTAATGTGTGTAGCCTGACATTATGTAAATCCATGGGTAGTCGTGTCAGGCTACACCCTAAAAAACAGACCCCTAAAACACTGTAAAAAGAAAGATTGCCGAATCCTAGCATTGTGTTTTTGTTAATACTGAAAAGTGATGTTTTTTGTGTCGACAGCACCCACAGGGTGCCGAGAAAGTCGGGTCCCAAAATCTTGGGTGACTGTACCTGTGCGCAGATGGGGCGGCACTATTTAAGCCGGGAGCGGCACGATGTTGAGTCAGAATTTCATGTCGAGTCGCGAGTCCCCCAAGAAGCACTGGGTATTTACCCTGAACAATCCCATTTCCAATGATGATGCTGGATTGTGGTTACTTCCATACGAGTATGCTGTTTTAGGCAACGAAGTTGGTGAAGAGTGCGGTACCCCTCATATTCAAGGATATGTGGTTTTCAAGAAGAAGTACCGCTTGGCGCAGCTGAAGGCGCATTCCACTCAAGGCGGAAGATGTCATTGGGAGCCTCAGAGTGCTTATTCGACGCCTTTGCAAGCATCTGAATATTGCAAGAAGCAAGGCCGTTACAAGGAGTTTGGCGAATTGTACGCTGATTATGAAGAGTTTTTAGTGACATGTTTGTTTGATGGGTATCATTCCGATGAGTTTGCTGAAGAGGAAGAGGATATGATGCCTCATGCCAAATATTGTCGCACTGTTGATGCAATGTGTGATGATGTTGCAAGTGCACCAGGTGTTCACGTTGCATCTATGTTGTAATATAATTGTAGGCCAGAGGCCGGTTACAATAAAGGTGGAGAATCTACGAAGCAGAAGTGGGTAGATGCTCTTGAATGCGCGAAACGAGGAAAGTTTGAGGAAGTTGATGCGCACATTCAAATTCAGTATTTTGCGAGTTTGAGAAAAATACATCATGAAGCATTGTTGGAGAAAAGTACTTTCGACGGAGAGTTGGAAAATTTGTGGTATTTCGGCCCCCCAGGGACTGGGAAGTCTCGTAAGGCTCGTGACAAATTTCCTGATGCTTATTTCAAGGCCTGCAATCATTGGTGGGATGGATACTGTGGTGAAGAAACTGTTATCATCGACGAGTGGGAAGTGGATTCTGGGAAGTTTATTGGACACCACCTCAAGATCTGGTCGGACAGGTATCCGTTCAAAATGGAGATCAAAGGATCCAGTTTGCCGTTGCAGCGCCCCAAACGAATCGTCATCACAACCAATTACACCATCGAGGAGTGTTTTGGACGAGATGCAATGTTGTGCGACGCTATCAAGCGACGATTTAGAGGAGTGGATTTCGGATTGGTTCCCTATACACGAGGAGATGGGAGTGTTATAGAAGAAGTTGATTAGAGAGGTATATGGTACGCGGCGATGAATTTATTAGTAAATTACGCCCACACAACTGCTTGATTAGTGAGAGATGAAACCAAAGAGACATCGTCTTGTTTTCCGTTATCTTGGTACGAAAGGAATGAATTGTATTGAGTAACCTCAACGGACACTCGAACGTCAGGAGTGTTGGTATAACCTTGAAATGTTATGTACAGAATATTTTTGGTTCCTGCAGTTGCTGGAAGAACACGGAGATGATATTCTGCTTGGCCACGTCCAATAGCTATAGTAGGGTTAGGGCCTTCAACTCCATCGATTTTGAAGTGTGACCAAGAGTTCGCGTTTTGCGTTTCAACGAGATTGGCACCGTATGTGAGTCCGAGGGGAATATCTCGGAAACGCAACATTGTAGTAGAATTTGAAGAAACTAGTGTTGGAAGAACAGCTGTAATCCAATTGGGCGCGTACGCGAGGATGTTGATTCTGAGAATTCCGCTGTAAGAATCTGGCAGTGTTAGCTGCAAGTGGGGGACTATGGTCCCAGGCACTGGAAAGATGGTGGGTGAAGTCAAGATATCTGCGAGTGGTCCAGGGTTGACATTTGCGTTGAGTCCTCTGGTCAGAACTGAACCCAGTGAATTTCGGGCACCGTTGAGGATGACAGCAGTCGTTGGAATTGTTCCAGCCAATATGAATTTGTCCATGCAGAAGAAGTCTCTCATGACGTTGTAAGCATTTCCAGAGACGAATTTGGGTTTTCGCAATTTGACAGTGTAAGACACCCAAAGTTCTCCAATTTGCTGACCGGCATAACCTTGAGGGGGGTTGACAACTGCCAGGGAAGTGCGTCCAAGATCATAATTTTTCAAATCTTCACTAGGCGGCAAGTTTCCAGCTCGAACGTATTTTTGAGATGCTCCTGAGTTTTTGGTAGGATCACATTCGATTCCATGGATCAGCGATTCCGTAGTTTTGCATGACATGCCGCCGTCATATAACATCATTTCTTCTTTGTCGGCAAATGCGTCACTGTTGGGATTGTATTGTGTTGCCATGATCACTTGGCCCACTTGTCCAGTGCTGCTTGCAAAATCAGCTACTGTAGATTTGAAGGTGTAAATGAGTTGAACGATTTCATATTCTTCAAAGTTGATTGCAATCTGAGCCAACCACGGGAATGCGGTAGACATGCCCGGGTTTAGAGGCCACTGTTCTACTTGAAAGACTGTTCCTACTGCAGGAGCGAAAACGTCTCTGACGTATTCTCTGTTTGACAAAGTGATTGTAGTGACGTCGTCCATTGAAAACCTTGGTACTATTGATGACGAGGTTGCACCACTATCTTGCACAATTGTGTTTGCAGCATAAGTGCCTCTTCCTTTGTAGACGCCCATGCCTCTGTAAAGGCCACGACCTGATTTGTATTTTCCGTAACCAGTAGCAGTAGCAATTGGTTGGGCAACCTTGTTTGCCACGTCTGATGCTGCCATCAAAGCATGTAATTGTGGTATCGGGACGAAGCCTTTAGCAGCGTCCCAAACTCTATCTCCTGCATCACTGCCAGCTTTCCAACCTTGACCTGTCAGAAGGCCACCAAGGCCTCCAAAGAATCCTCCTCTGCCCTGCATGTATTTCCCGCGCCCGGTCATGTTATATGATCGTCTGTTCATTCTTTGTTGTTCTGTAGCTGCTTTCCAAGACGCTCCAACGCGTTGCAAGCTTTCACCAGAACCTCTCGAAATAGGCAAATCCCAAAAGTCGCGAAGCGGATAAGTTTTGCGGTAACCGATTTGGCGCTTGACACCATAGTACCGCTTCTGCAAAGCGGGATCCATGAAGTACCTGGTACGTTGTTGCTTGGGTGACGGGATGGACGACGAGGAATCACGCAATCTTTGCACTCCTCTGGAAGCAAGCAGGTCATTGGGAGTAGTGTATCCTCTGACACGACGTACTTTCCGAGCAGCAGAAACGTATGGTGCAGCGGCACCACCTCCTGAGAAACCTGTACCCGAGAAGATGGAGGACATGTTGCGAGGTTGGTTGGCATGCGCAGCTCTTTATACGTGGT